AGCCCACAATTAAGATTTTTCCTGAAGGCGGTTGTTGTCCCTAGACAACGCCACTGCCCTTCCCGGGCCGGGCTAGACCAGACTTCTGGCTAGGAAACGTAACGTGTTCTACGGCTATGTTTAACTCCAACAGCTTGGAAGCACCATTGCTGGCCCCAGGATACTGACCTAGTTGCAGTTGATTGATGCAGTTAACAACAATTTAATGTCACCACTTGCCCGCAATCTCGGGATCGTGCGGTTTGCTACCTACCGCAAACTACAGGATTAGGGGGAGCCTGCACCCCGACAGCTGACCAGGCCCGCTCCATTACGCTAGAACTTCCACCACTGCAGGGAACAGTTGGCACACAACAAAATAATGTCAGATGCTGGAAGAGGTGTCACTATTATATCTACCGGGACGTGACTCCGGTAGTAGCTGCGGAGGTATGGGCGCTACTCCATTTACTCGCTAACCTATAAACCGATTAAGCAGTAACCGATTGATCAACTTGCACGATCCAAATATCTGCAATGCAGAAAGTTGAACTAGAGAAGTTGAGCGTTGTGGACGCAAAATTTACAGTAACTGCACCAGATGTGGATGCTTTAATAATACATTCATAACTGGCATTAGCTGTACCAGAGGCATAGCAAACCATATTAGAAACAGGGACATTTGATCCAGTGCTACCATTACCAAACAAAACACTAGTTGAGTAAGTAGCATTGGTAAGCGTGGGATTACTGATAGAATACGTTGTAAATGTTGATGCTGACGAACTTGTGACTTGTATCCAATATAAAGAACCACTAACACCATTAAAGGTCAAAGTACTATTGGTTTTACTTACACCAGTAAGAGAGCCGGAGCTAGAAATAGGGGTAGAACCAAGGTACGCACCAGTAGCAACACCAGATGTAACATAATGATACATAAGATTAGTAGTATTAACTGGGGTGATTGGAATAATGGGTTTCAAGAATTCCACACAGTAAGTAACCCAAAGCTCACCAAGATCAGGAGAGGCAGAAGGATTACTTTGCGTTGCTAATTGGAAATTGCCCCAGTCATAAAGACGGGCATCCTGGTTAGCCCCCAAAGATGTTGTACGAACATATTTAATTGGCTCCGCAGTGATGCTAGGATCACACTCTATCATATGCATCAAATCATTGGTTGGTTTGACGGAAACAGCAAACTCACTGTTTTCCATCTGTTGTTTATTAGAATAAGCGGCTTGGGCGGCATTATAATTGGTTGCAAGCACCACTACACCAGGTTGTCCATTAGTGACATAATCAGTCATTAAAGAGCGGAATTCAAAAACAACACCATGAAAGCGATATTGTTGATAATTCTGCGCAACAGTGCACAACCAAGGGAATGTTGTTGAGTTACCAGGTTGTAACGGGTAATTTAAAACATTAAAATTGGTGGTGCCAGGAATATCACCGAGATACTCGCGATGGCAAATAACATTAGTGGCATGGGTAGTGTCGAACTTTGGTATTTGCCCAGAATTTCCAAGCACATTATACCTAGGTTTAGCACCAACCATGGTGTAATCACCAGATCCAAAAATGGATCCAATGCCAGTGCCAAGCCAACGGCCAATAGTGGCACCAATGTTTCCACTATTAAGAAACTCAGCCGTGGCCTTACCAGCCATTGCCCCATAGTCACCCCAAGGGGTAGGCTTAGGAGCTTTCTTCTTCTGTTGGGGAGCTGCTTTGGGTTTAGCAGGGAAGATTACTTTCTTTTTCGATTTATTGGTCATGTATCGGATACCCGTGACCGCGGGGACTGTACATCGTTCACAAACCTAAGCCTCCGTGCAGTCTCTTGGCATTTTGTTTAGCACTAAAGTAATAGTTTTGGGGCATTACGGTGAACAACCCGATAGGCTACAAAGGGATGATGGCAAACCTAGCCTTGAGGTCGCCAACAGTAAGCCTGAGAGTACGATAATAGTCCTCCAAACATTCCTGCTCATCTGGTGTAATACCAAAAGCAAGAAAGAAGGAGTATCTAGTCTCAGGGGTTATAAGTTCAGATTTTTGCCGCATTCCACGTGACAGTCTGTAAAATCCACCTTCTAGCGTGGGGTCAGTGAGAGGTGATAACCCTTCACTATACCGTTCCAGACAACGGTAATACTCTTGGACAACGGGCATTCCCGCGCCAAGAGCTCGACCGCCTAAAGCAACGGCTGAACACCAACGTTTGGCTATGATTGGATTGTCTAGTGGTTTAACGGAACAGGTGTCCTTAGATGTGCTGATTTTAGGGTTACGCAACATGGTATACCGACCAGTGTTTGATAAAATTGGTGACATTTGACAGAAAACAATCTGATCAAACACATAAACCGGCTCTTCTATAGTGAGTTGAAACCCAAATTTAATAAAATAGTCCTCCATGGTGGATAAGATTTTGTAATAGTTTTTACGCTCAGTGATGATTACACCATCATCACCATCATCTGCTAAGTCTGCTGTAATCTTGATATGCTTAAAATAAGCATAGACCATTGAGCAAACAAGCAAAGTATTGCCGAGCCCAGTATTATGATCCCCAGAACAACGGCAATGGATTGTTTTATAATAAACTGATCCATTCTTATTGTGCAGAGCACCACGATTGTATAACTGGAGCTCAAGCAAATGGGCGAACCAACTATCATTGGGGTAATAACATTTATATACATTATGCTCCCAACGCAAAGCCTGATTTGATACATGTTGATCAAACCTTTTGAAGTCAAAACTGATTGCTATAGGATCAGAATATTTACTCCAAGATGAAAACATAGCCTCGCCCCGTTGATCAGCATTGAGACCTTTATAAACAGCTGTAAATCCGAACATTGTGTTTAATGACTTATACACAGTTTTCTCAATCGGTGTGAAATACCGACCGGTTTCTATTAGATAACGCGGCTGACGTGGCTGGATCAGCCGGTTAACAACATCGGATTTAAGAGTAAGGTTATAAAATTCAACCTTAAGGAATGTGCTGAGCCTAGCAAACTCATCATCAAACCCAAAATCCAAATTGTCTTGTGCTGCTTGTAGGTAGACCTTTTTCCTCCTATCAGTGATAGAATTCGCATAGGCGAAGGAGCCCAAAGGGGTTGCAGTAAAAGCCAACCTACGAAGCAGTTTAAAAACAGATTTAAGATTTTCATCATAATATCCAGGTGTTGGCCGGGGTGGTTCAATGAGCTTACCTTTCATATTAACATAGAAGATTCGTTCATTGACTGACCTGGCACTAATAGCGAGAGAATGATTACTTACCCGAAAGTCCATACCGCTGGACATACCCGTAAAACAAAAAGATTTACGTGGCAAGTAATAATCGGGTCCTCGCGGCCTTACCTGTAGGGACGGGTGGAACGGATGGCCGCTGGGAGCGAGCTCCACCCCAGGCAGGGCCGCGAGGCCCCATTAAGTGGTCTGAACTGGATCAGGTCTGACCTGAGGGCCAAACCAGTTCCAGGGGCGCCAACCAGTACGTGAGTAGTAGTTGGTGTTGAAAGCCTCACGACGCTGTCGGAAAGCGTTAGATGCGCGTATAGCTACTCCAAGATCTCAGAGTCCATTGGGGTCATAGCAACCTCAATAGCCAATGGTAAACAACGGCGAATATGTGCGGGACGCATCCCGCGTTCACGGAATGCGTCCAATATAAATCGTCTTGCAACTAAACGGTTTGGATAGAATCCTTCATGAAACCGTATTTAAC